AGTAGATTCACGCAGATTCTAGGATTATTCTGCTCGTCAATAGCCTCTTCATCGCTAACTAACCCGCCGTCAACGTAGGCGCCTGCGCCGCAACAAGAATTCCCCGCAGTAGTGTGCTCGTGGCAAACCGGGCATATTCCTTCGTAGTTAGATTCAACTAACTTGGCTTGGCCTAATTTAATAATCGCCACAAAAATAAAAGGATATTCCTTTTGAATAGCAAAAATAAATACCCTATTAAACCTAATAAAAGCTACAGAGTATAAAGTTAAGTACTTAGCCTTAAACCAATTAAATAAGTTTTTGTATTTCATATACTCACTTTACTAGTTAATTGTTAAGGAATTATGTTTATTTTGTGCTGTTTTCTACATAATTGACGATCACTATAATGCAAAAGTATTTGCTAACGTAAGTATTAGGGTAAGTAAAGTTAAAAACATAATTCACCTAAATATTGTAAAGTATTACAACTACTAACAAAATCAAGTAAGTTAACAATAGATTGAAAGTAGTAGCTCTAAATTCACTCATATAACAATCCTATCGCTAAGCCTAGGCAAATAGTGCCACTGGCCCAACCTATTAACACCATTGGTTCAACTTTCATATAGGCTAGTATAAATAACCCTACGAAAGTCATAAATACTACGTGTTTCATAATAAAACCTATTTATTTCAATAGTTTACTAAGCTCAACGTTAACTGTAGCTTCGTCTCCGTGAATATTCTCCAAAGTATAAATCAACAAAGCTACTTCTTCGGCTTGCTTGTCTAGGAACCGCTCTGTGCGCTCGTTAATAGCGTCAGCTAGGCTCTTAGCTCTAACGACTGCAGGCGTGCGAGTATAAACCCGTTTAGGCGGGTTAGAATCGATTGTAGTAACAGTTGCGACAGCGTTATTAGTATTCATTCTATATACTCCTATTCAGTTTACTTGAAATTTAATAGTTGCAAACGTTTGGCCAAACCTAATTAGGCTGCGCCGTGCAATTCAATTGTTAACCGCCGCACCAAAAACCTAACACCGACCAATAAATATCCAATAAAGTTACAATTAGTTGAATTTGTTATGTATACACTAATAAATTAAGCTTACAAATATAAGATTAGTATAAAAGTTATACGAATAAACACAATTAACGAGCCTGCGAGTTAATTGGAATACCTATTGCAACTAACTAATGAGTATGAAAAACAAACCTAAATACGTTAATAGGAAATGTCTACGGTGCGACAAGTTATTCCCTTCAGAGGGAATTCAAAATAGGCTATGCTTTGGTTGTAAAGAAGTAGTTAATAAGTGGAATGCTGGTATGGTACAATTCGGGTATATAGCGGATTCAACCAAAACAAAGTTGCGGTATAACTGGTTTGGCAGTAATATTACTAAAAAACAATAGGAACCAAGTATGTACGCCATAGTTAGTATTCCGTTCAGGCAGGATATAAAAGCTAAGTTAACTAACCCTAGCCTAACAGTATTAGGCGTAGGCGACAAAGCTCACGTTGAGGCTTGGATTAAACGCTTTGAGCTAGAATACCCTCGCCGCATACTCAAAGCTATAGCTATTAAGGAAATTGACGAAGCTATTGAAGCCTATAATATTCTATGGAATACTTTAAAGTAGGTAAACTTATGGTAGTATTCTTAGCGTTCATATTCTTCTTATACGTTTTATTTTGGCTAAGCGTAGGGGACTAGGTTAAAGTTGCCGGCACAGCTATTGCAATACATCATACTAACTAAAATAACCTATGCAAATATAATACCTATTAAGTATTATCTTATTTATATAAGTAGTAATAATAGGTTAGGAGTAATAAGCTAAGTAGTTAATATTATTATTTATAGTAGTAGTTTTTTAGTGGTATTTTAGGGTAATAATTCAGTATATTCTCTCTCACATACCCTTAACTACTAATAATTAGTAACTTATTCCTATTTTTTGTAGCTAATTGACTATAAAAGTAAGTTGTGGTAAGCTAATTACTGTTTTTTGGAGTTAGTTACTGAGTTATTCTCTTAATACGCTTTGATTGTATCATACTAAAATGCATTTGTCAAGAAAAATGTTGTCAAGTACAAAATAAATTTTCTTTTTCAGACAAAATGCCTTTCAGTTTGTTTCCCTTTCACTAGTGAAAAATAATGTACAGAATAATTCCCTTTCAGTAGGGTAATAATATAATTATGGGTATAGTTTAGGATATAGCTGTACCCTTAGTTATAAGCATAGGTATACCTATAGGCCTTAACAGGCTGCCTGTAGGTTGCAGGGGACTATAGCCCGCAGTTCTCCCGTAGAATGCCCATATTAGGCGTTCTGATATAGCTGGCAGCGCTCGACGCAGGTTAACCTATGCCGCACTATGCTTCGCTGGTTGCAACGCTCTATAGCGCTTTATAGCCGCTTAGTGGAACGGTTCGTATTCGTCTAGGGCCACGCTTACTTTGTACAGCACAGCCCACGTCCAGCCACTGTATTCTCCCAAGGCTTCCAGTTCACGCAGACGTAAGTCGAGCCTATAGCGCAGGCTCCATAACTTCAGTTTGGACATACGCACCTCTTAACGCACCAAAGCCCGCCCTCAGCTCAATTGAACCGAAAGCGGGCTGGCCGGAGCGAACAAAAAATCTTATTCAAGTGGAAATTCAGGAGGGAATTGTTTAAAACGAGCATCTATAGATGCCAACACTTCGCTGTAGGTTTTGAATACTAGAATACAATGTCCAGAGCTTCGGCGATTGTCTTGGTACCACACTTCCCACTCATACTTGCTATGCTGTCTAAAGGGTATACCTCTATACTCCCAGCGCAAGTCATCTATGCCGAAGGGCACCTTACATTTGAATTCTAAGGTAGGTAGGTTCGTCATATTATTCTCCCTTGCTTGAGGAATACACCTTACTGGCCACCATTACAGCTTCCGTGCTTAGCGTATCAATGCTGGCACAAACGGCAGACGTAGCTTCGGCTTTGACAGTGAATGTGGCATGTTCTCCTAAAGAAAAATTTTGACCCTTCCCTGTCAATACCGCATACCTATAATACGTGCCGTTGGAAACCACCAATACCCAGCTTCCGACTCTCCGTCGAGCTTCATTCTTCTCAACTGGCGTATCATATTCAACATGTTGAATTCCTACGATAATACCATACTTAAGATTGTTCATATGTCCTCCGTTGATTCAAGAATACTGCGTTTGCTCCGAGGGAGCAAGAAAAATATTATGGAGAAAATAACATAATTGAGGCATTGCATTCAATCCCCAATGTGGTATTCTGAGAATGAAAGGTGGATGACATGAACAACCCAATTGCATACGTGAATCCGAAAGACTTGACGGAGAATACTTATTATAGTGCTCTAAGACAAGTGCAGAACGCTGAGTGTAACTTAGGTCAAGACATTGTAAGCTTCACCGCTCTATTAGATTGGGAAGAAAAGGTCAATCACTACACTTGGTATTATAATAAAGTTGCCGAGTCAGGACGATAGAATGCCTAATTGTTAGTAATGTGTACAGTGTTCGATTCTTATACAAGATAAGTACTTGATATTATTGAAGAATCGAAGGGGGGAAGCGGTGCAATTTCCATGCCACCTCACACTCCAGGGGTCCTCATACCTATAATTTATAAATTAAAAATTTGACTATACCCCCTAAATCTGTTAAATTCTGATTATGAAAGAAAATTTTTTAAAAAAAATTGAAATAGGCTCTTATTTACTTATAAATAACGAAGTATTTGAATTAATTTTAAAAAATCGACAAGATAATAGCTCATATTTAGCTTTAAAAAGCCTAAAAGAGCCTGAAAAACAGCCTACTTATATAGGTTTATTAGATTTACAGCACCTAAATGCCAAAATATTACCAAAAACCGCCACCATTGAGCTTTTATTTGGTTGATAATTTATGGTTAAAAAGGTTTATATTTAATTTATAGCTTCTAACGCATAGTTAGAAGTAGGTTTAACATTGGAAATTGATTATAGAGGCTATTAAGTAGGTTAAAAATGAAGATAAGAGAAGACCTAAACTGGTTTGTAGACAGTTTAGAGAAGTTTTCTAAGCTAAAAGTAGGGGATTGGTTACTTTGTGAAGGTCAAATATGGGAAATTATATATTTAGATTCAGTTAGGCTAGGGGATACTTCAGTTAAAAATATAGAAACCGGTGCTTTTAGGATGTTGCATCCAGTTCATATTAAAAAAAGTAAGTTGGTGCCTAAAGGAGATTTAAATACCATAAAGGCTTTATATGATTAGTGTAGGAGACGTAGTATATGTGCTACATAACAAAACTAAGGTGGTAACGCACAAAAAGTACAAGATTGTTTCTATAAATTTACCTTTAGAAAAATATACTTTAAGGCCTATTTACTATACTAAAGCAGAACCTGGGCAACCTATTGATTTATTAGAATATTTAGACATAGAACACCTAGAACCTGTTAATATTATTGTAGATTTAAAACACTATAAACTGATTCCTGTAACAGAAGCTTCGGATATATTATATGGAAAATAGCATTAAACACACACTTACTTACTTATTTAGAAGATAGAATTAAATATTTTGAAAAATCCTTAGAAATAGCCAAGGATAACCTAACAAAAGCGTTAAATCTGAGGTTTAAACCGGGAGATGTAATATACAACAAAACCTACGGTAATTGTATAATTAGTGATATTTACGTTGAAGACGTAACTAGAAATTGGCCAAATTCTATAAATTCTGATATAGGTTATTTAGTAATTCATAAAAATGGACAAAACGTAATAGGAATAGAAGAAGCTATTCCTTATAGTGAAACTACTAAAGTGTTATATGAATAGGAGTCTGGTGGGCATGTTTGCCGATGGTGCGCCCAGTGGCCGAGAATCGGTCCAGACTCAGGTTGACTTAGGCTATACATATAAATTTATAGCTAGTTGTCTAAAAAATGGGTTATAAATGAATAATTATTCTTATGTACAATATGAAGGGGAGTGTTATATAAGGATAGGAATAAGTCAAAATAGAGAAAAAAAGCTATATTTTCATATAGTTAGTATAAAGGATTTTTATGAGATTATCAAATTTTATGGTAAATCTAACATAGAAGGTATTCTATATTTACACTCCATGAAAGTAAATATGGAAGATGTTATAGAGATTACTGATTCAAAGAAAATAGAATCTATTAAAATTTTATATGAGTAAATTAAAAAAAGGAGACTATGTACAGTTTTTTGATCCTAATGAGAAACCATGTTTACCAGGTCAAAATGGTATATTTTTAATAACTCAAGTATATGATCCTGATTTTATGGAGAAAATGGCGGGATTTGATTGCGAAATTAGGCATATAGAGCTTAATTTAATATTAATTACTCAATTTAGTAAGCTTAGAAAGCTAGAAACCTCTACAGTTAAGGTGTTATACGAATAATGGAAAAAATTGAAATAGGGGATTATGTTAGATTATCTATAGTTTATTTAGAAGATACAAAAGAAGCTTTAGTTTTAGAGATAGACTCTAATGAATATAAATCCTATAGAAAAATGATATGGGAAGTACTTGATATAGTTAAAGAATCAGGTATTTCTTTTTATAAAATAGTGCCGATAGAATTGAAGTTTATTTATGAACTACAGCCAACCATAGAAGCAGTATTTCTTCCCATAAGTTGCTTAGAACGAATAGGCAACCCAAAAACTAACCCGATGATTAAAATACTATTTGAATAAATATTTTTAATAAAAACGTTGATTTAGTGTATACATATATACTTAGCATGCCTCTACTATTATCGGAAGCATACAAAGGAGTGATGCATGTCTTACAATGATGAATATGACAGCACCTATGAAATGACAGAAGATAGCATGGAAGAGGATATAGAGTTTATAAATAGTTTTTTTATGGCTGTAGCAGGCACAGAAAACTACGAAATTGTACCAATCCCTGATGAAAACGGTGAAATTGTTTCTGCAAAAGATTTAAAATTATTAGAAAAAGAGTGTAAGAAATTAAATTTGAAACTAATTTACAGGGTATCTCATATACGATTAGGAGAAAGAAACGTAGCTACAGTACTTGATCCTATATCAAAAATTACTGGCGTAATGCCTGATTTTAATGGTATAGGTTTTCCTTGTTAAATGTTGAGCGATAAATTTCAAACTTTAATAGCTATGCAGCAAAATAAGTTTTAACTTTCTCAAAAGTTAACAAGTTAACCCATGAGATAATTATGATTATATATGATCGGGACATATATAAGCTTTATTTCGTGAGGTGTCCCGTAAGTTCCTAATGCTTCATTGGTCCTCTTTTTCATACGTTGATTATAAGGACTCATGTATACAGGAACTTGGTTATGCTTAATCCTAAAAGCAACTTAACGGGAAGTGGGATAACTTCTACTTTATTCCACTTCCCTTTTACATAGATTTCCGAGGAAACAGTGACTAGAATTATTTATACGTGCAAGAATTGCGGATGGAAAACTAGCATACTATCGGCTTGGGCGGACCTTAAACCAAAACGATGTATGAACAGAGATAAGTTTAATAAACTTACTTGTAATACGAGTTTTTTATTAAATCCAGAACTATTATTAGTGGAACTACCTAAATCTGCAATTAATGCAAAAGAATCAAAAAAAATATTGAAAAATACAGAGGTAAACTAAAATGCCACAAGATCCATATGCACACCGCAAGCACAGAGTTAAATATCAGTTAGGTTATGGTGCGGAAGGTGCTGCACGAGGAAAAAACGAACTTCCAAGTGATGTAAAAGATGTAAGTCCAAAAGATGAATCTTATAAAAAAGCTGATAATAAAGCTCACTTAGACGGTTCTCCTAAACATAAAACTCGTCCTAATCCTTATTAATAATTATGAGCGATAGTACAGATAATAAAAATACACAAAATACTCCGATAGAGAATGTCGAAGATTCTAAAAAATCAACCGGAGATAAAATTGCAGAGAAATTTTCTGTACATAAAGCTCTAAAATTATATCAAAATCCAGATTCTCCTTGGACATTAACACAAGAATTATTACAAGAAATTGTAGCTGGATATATAGTTGCAGATACTCCAACCCCTTCCTTACATAAATTAGTAGAGATACTAAAAACAGAAATAAATAAACGACAAGAATATAGCGAAGAGCTTAGGGAATTGTTAAATAAAAGTGTCCCTTCTGTACCAGCAGTTTCTGCGTGGTTTAAAAAAGAAGGGTGGGAAGAAGCGGTTTGGGATAAGATTAGAGGAGACGGTTTATTTTCCAATGCTAAGAGAGCGGTAGTTATAGAAGCATTAAGAAAAAGAGCCGTAGATAAGTCAGATGTCGCTGCTAAATTATGGTTAACCTTATCTGGAGATTATTCAGAAAAGATAGATGTTAGCAACGATAAAACTATAGAAACATATAGAGAAATAAACAAGGTTTTACATAATAAAACCGAAAAAGAGTAGGAAATATAAGATATGTCTCTAAAAATACGTGGTTTAAAGACGCAGTATATTAAGCAAGCCTCTAGTCCAGGATTAGTATCAGAGAAATTAGTAGAATTAAATGATTCTTTGCATGGAGAAGTTTCTTATTCTGGAATTCATTCTTTTCAGAACGTTGGCCCAGATCTAATAGTATCTTCTAATGTTGGTAGTAATGTTAGTGGTGATCCTAAATTCGTTGCAGATATTATGGGCAACATTATTGGAGATTCTTTAACTAATGCAGCCAATTATTTAGCTGGAGTTATTGGAGCTTATAGTTTAACTGGTACAAGAGCGAGTACCTATCCTTGTGGGGCAGTTTTAGCTCAAATTTCTGACGGTGTCACTAATGCAGATGGGGCTGTTGTTGCGTATGTAGATGGAGATAGTTCAGTTACTAAAGCTAACGCAGCTTTTAAAGCCATGTCTAATAATAGCAATGCCGGTTCAGGATTTAGTTATGGTTTAGACCTAACTTCACCAGCTCACGATGGTTATAATGCTTTAGCTATTTTAAAAGCAGATATACGCATGACTAATGATGTGTGTATGTTAAACGGAGCAGGAGTTCCCACAGATGGTACTACAGGTGCTGGATTTGCTGGCCCAGGATCAATGTATGTTGATACGTCTGGTAAAAATGTTTACATAAATGCTAATACCAAGGCATCTCCTACTTGGAAACTAGTTACTAGAGCCGCTTAATACATAAAAATTCTCTACAAAATCTATAGACATTTTTGAGAAGAGCGAAAATATGTCTTACAAAGTTCAATACAATGCAGAAGGATCTCCTTTACGCATACATGAATTAAACATAGAAGGTTTAGCTAGATGGCTAAACGATAAAAAAGTAAGAACTACTCAAGGTAAATTAATACAACCTTTGCATAACGGACATCTAGAAGTTATAAAAGATCCTGCTAGATTTAAAGTATTGGCTTGTGGAAGGCGTTGGGGAAAAACACTATTAACCTCTTTAACAGCTTTAGCAGTTTTGATGCAGCCAAACAGAAGAGTATGGATAGTAGCTCCTGATTATGGATTGACAGAAAAAGTTTTTAGAGAATTATATAGTATATTAGTAACTCAATTAAAACTTATAGAGCCCGGCGTAAAAGGTCGGGCTCGTAACCAGAAAGGGGATTATTACCTAGAAACTCCATGGGGATCAGTACTAGAAGCTAAATCAATGGAAAGACCAGATTCTTTGGCAGGAGAAGCAAATGATTTGGTCATAGTAGATGAAGCAGCACTTGATCCAAGATTAGACGATATATGGGTACAGATGATTCAACCCACTCTAATGGATAAAGAAGGTAGTGCAGTATTTATAAGTACTCCACGAGGAAAAAATTCTTTTTACAAACTTCATTTATTTGGTTCCGTAGGAAAAAAACAAAGAGAAGGAAAATTACAAATAGTATTTGACGAAGCTACAGGAACAAATAATGATATGCGAGAATGGAGTTCTTTTCAAAGAACTAGTTACGATAATCCACTATTAGCTGCTACTCCAGAAAAATCAAAAGAAGAAATAGATTCAGCTTATAGGCGTTCCATATTAGCTGGAAAAGTACAAAAGTTTAAACAAGAATATTTAGCAGATTTTGAATCAGTTGCAGACCTCTGTTTTCCTGGTTTTATTGTAGAAGAATCAGAAAACGACAAACATCCTAATGTAGTTGATTACAAATGGCATCCAGATGCCGGACCAATATACGCAGCTTGTGATCACAATTTTGCAAAGCCAGCAAGCACAATATTTGCACAAATTAATCAATACGGAGATGTTGTTATATTTGACGAAAAATTTACAAAATCTACAACTTCTTTCATGCAAGCGCAACAAATATTAGAAAAAGAAAAAGAATTAAATAAAACAGCGTTTGAAGTGTGGAAAGAAGAAAAACAAACATTAAAAAATAAAAGATATATAAAATTTGTTGATGTTGTGGCAGATATAAGCGGAGATCAGGTTCAACTTAATGGCCGATCTGCTTGGGATGATTTTGAAGTAGTTTTAGGAAAACGTCCAGTAGGATTAAAACAAGATAGAGAGACTGGTTGTAATATGATTAGACTTTGGATGAATTTTCCAAAGTTTGATGAAAAAGGAAGACCAGTTTTAAAAGATAGAGAGCCAGAAACTTTTCCAAAGTTATTTATCAGTAGAAATTGCGTAAATGTTATTTACGCTCTTAGTAATGCGGCTTTCAAAAAAAGTAAATTAGGAGCTTTAAAAGAAGATTACGAAGAAACCCCAGAGGGTTATGAAGGACTTATAGACGCTCTAAGATATTTAATTGTATATTTATTTCATGATACTGGACAGCATGTTACTGTTATGCAAGGATTTTAATGACTTCTTATTTTTATAGGAATAATCATACATTTTTAATTGATAAAAGCAAACTTAAGTTAGAGGCACAAAGTATAGAGATATGTAATGCTTTATATGAAGCAGTTTATAATGAGTTTGCTGGAGCAGTATACAATTCTAATTACAACAAGTTAAATTCTCTGGAAAAATTAAACAAAATGAATATATTTGCAGAAAATTGGTTGAAATCAAAAGGACTATTATAATGGCTAAAAAATCTAATAAAAATCAAGGAAAAGGGGTTAGTGGTGCCAGTTTGTCTGCCACTAATGTATTTCCGGAAATGCGATCATTAAGTAGAGGTTTAGGTACTTCTTATGCTATGGCGATAAGCAAACTAATTGATAATGCTCCTCAGATGTCAGGTAGTCGTAATGGGTTTTTAGGAATAGCAAAGAAAGAATTAAACGCTGCTGAGTACGGTGAATGGTCTATTTTACCTAAAGGCTTTGATCCAAGGAAAAAATAATGTCACACAAAGAACCAAAAGCAGGAGACACTAAGGCTTATATTAAACATGAGTCTAAAGAAAGTGATGCACAAGAAATGAAAGAGAGAAAAGAAGATCCAATGCACGAAAAAACAGAACAAGAAGAAATGGGTAAAGCAGCTCATTTAAAACACCCCATGGTTAAAAATATTAAACAACATAGATTGATTAATGATCTAGCGTATCATTTACATCATCCGCAAATGCCAGGTGGGCCAAAAGGACCAGCTTTTCCTCCTCAAAATAAACCTAAGTGTTAAAAGATTTAAAATGGCTACAGCTAAAAAATTAATTAAAAAAATTGATAACCTTTGGCGTGGAGTATTAAAACGAGAAGATGCTTCTAATTTAGAACTTCGTGATACCTACGACAAAATTGATCTAAAAGACGAAGTACAAGCTAAATCTCCTAGGGTAGATAAATTAAAAAAATCTATACAGGCTAGATTTACTCGTAATTGGTCTGATAAGCAACTAGACCGTAAGTTAAGAGACTTACCTTAATTAAGGAGAACAACAAATGGCGAAAGTAGGAAAGCACACCGCCGGTATTGTTACGGAAGGTGCCCCTCATTTGAAGTCCCGTGGACTCAAAAATCCTATGCCTGCGGAATATGAGCTAGAGCCCAATATGCCGAACATGGCCCAGGATAATGATAAACCGGGTAAAGCCGGTAATCCGCCCGAGTCTAAGAAAAAGGCTCCGGGAGAAATGCCGTAAAAAGCTTAATAGAGGGGAAGTTGTACAGTAAAATGTACAATTTACCCCTTTATTGTACAATATAATGTACAAATCAGTAGAGCTGATTAACTTTTTTCCAGAGGGAAAAATGGTAGATAGTAGAAAATATAGCTTAGATGAGTCAGTATTTGAGAATATAGATTCGGAAGAAAAAGCTTATTGGTTGGGTTTTATATTAGCTGATGGATCTATTTTTAATAACAGATTAAAGATAGGTTTAGCTATAAAAGACATTAATCATTTAGAGAAATTTAAAAAGTTTTTGAATAGTAGCAATAAGATTTATTGTTATAAAGTTGGAAACGGAGCAAATAACAAGAAATCTGAATGTTGTGAAATAGTAATTACTAATAAAAAAATAGTAGAAGACCTAGGAAAATTAGGAATAGGCCCCAACAAAACACATACAGTTGAAATTCCTCAAATAAAAGAAGAATTGATGTCTCATTTAATTAGAGGTATATGGGACGGAGACGGTTCAGTTTTATTTAGAACTAAAAATAAAAAATATAGTAACAACTTTAGACCAGAAGTTCAAATTTGTGGTAATTTTAAGGTTGTTAGTAAAATAAATGAGATTTTGAGTTCTAAATTAGAATTAAAATTATCTAAATTAAGTAAAGTGTCGTCCATCTACTTATTTAGAAAAGAAACAAGATCAGCAAAAAAAGTTGTAGAATATTTATATAAAAATTCAAACATTTATTTAGATAGAAAATATGAAAAAGCTGTTCTTGGTATGAATTGGATTCCAAGAAAATCTGAAATTCTTCAATAATTAGGAGTACTTGTGGCGTTCAATTTGGGCATAAGCAACCACCCAATCAGTCGTTTAGGCGGGTTATCCTCAATAGGAGTATATCTTTACGAAGATATTTATTACCGCCAATGGATCACCGAGATAGCCTTAGCTTTTTATGAAGGACGACAGGACGAATTTGTTTGGTTAGATTTGGTTAGGCAGTTTCGTAATCCTGAGAAACAGCAAATACTACCTCTTAACCTCACTAAAGAGATTATTGATGAAACCTCTATTTTGTATAGAGAAGATCCTATATATCAAGTAGTAGATGAAGAAGGGAAAAACTTAAAAGAAGATCAAAAGTTATGGGAAGAGATTATGAGAGAATCTCGATACCAAACTTTTATGGAAAAACTTGACAGATGGGTTAAGTTATTAGGAACCATACTAGTTAAAGTTAGCTTTGTTGATCCAAATACTGGGCAGCTAGTAAAAGAAACTCAAGGCGGAAAAGTTCAGTTAGACATGCTTCATGGTGGCGTATATGATATGAAGCATGGAGCTTCGCCTTATTATATCACAGAATTATTAATTGGTTTTGGAACTAAGTTTGGAGGATTTGCTTCCGCTAGTGGTTCACAAATGATTGGTGGATCAATAACAGGAAAATTACCTAATCCATCAGATTTAGGTATGGCGTCTATAGATGCTAGACAACATGTTGGAAATGCTGGGGAAATTGGAAAAATAAATAGAATATATTGGTCTCCCACATCACACAGAATAGAAAGTGATAATGGCCAATACTATGAAACTAAAAACCCTTATGGAGTAATTCCAGCTATACCGTTTTTTAATCAAGATCCTGCACATTATTATTTTTTGCCTATTAATGAGCCTTTAATTTACGCTAACCATGCTCTTAATATGCGAATAACAGATTTAAATCATATAGCTAAGTTTCAATCGTTTGGAGTCCCTGTTGTTTCTGGAGTAGAAAGACCAACTTCATTGAGACAAGGTCGACCTGTAGATGATTATAATATATTAAAAGGTGGACAAGCGCAGTCTAAATTTGGTGGCATTGGAGGCATCAGTGGTTTTGCTGCCGGAGGACAATTTAGAACGTTTGATGCTGGTTTAGGTATATTTAGAGATGGTAATGCTGATGCTGCGGCACTAGGAACCAGTATAGGTCCAGATACTGCTATAGCTGTTGGAGAAAAAGGAGACTTTAAGTTTGCTCATCCATCAGCAGATATTACAGGTTTAATAAAAGTTATAGAAGGTATAACGGATATGGTTAGAATTAACCATGGACTTAGACCAAAATACAAAGATAGTTTACCTAGTTCTGGATTTGCTCTATTAATGGATAAGATAGGTGTGATTGAGCAAAATATACGAAGAGCTAAATTATTTAAAGAAAGAGAGCAGCAGTTATTTTTAATTATTAAACAACTATGGAACGCACATAATTCAAAAACTGGTGACAGAAAATTCTCAGATAACGCAAGATTAGATGTAACTTATGTACAACCTAAATTTCCGGTAGATCCAAAAACAAATATAGAAACTATAGCAATGGAAAATAAATTATTGGATTCAGGAGACAGAAGTACATATAAAAAGTTATATCCTCACTTAAGTCATGAGGATATTAATAAGCTTATTAAACAACGAAGAAAAGACAAGACGGAACAAGCAATTGAGGATGCAAAAGTTGAGGTAGAAAAAGCTCAGATATTGTCCGTATTAGGATCAGATGTTGCTATTTCTACTGATAATAAATCTACAAGGGGTGGAGATTTAGGAGAGTCTGAATCTCTAAAGGTAAGCAAACCAAAAATAGACAATAAAGCAAAACATGCAGAAGATAGTTCAAAACAAAAAGAAAAAAACGGAGACCCTAGAGCCTCAGAAAAAAGAACCCAGAAGACAATAAAGTAAGTTTAACCCGAGGAGAATATGGATAAAAAGCAAACTTACGCTGTTATTGTTTTAAAACGAAACCAAGATCACATCGTGGTATTAGAAACTTTAGATTTCGACGAAGCTCATAAATTATACGGTGAGCTAAAAGAAAAATGGACCAAAAGTCTACATGATCAAACACCTTTTGAATTATCTACACCACTAGTTACTGCGTTTGATCCCGGTCTTATTTATGAAATAACTATAAGACCTATTACAGAATCTGATATTAATCCTAATAATCCATATAGGAAAGAAATGATTAATAGAGGTTTTAGTAATACTTTTAACAAAAACACAAATAGTATCCTTGATGAAGGATATAAATATTAATTACTAGACTCCTAGAAGAGCTAGTGTTGAGGTAATTAAGATGCCAACAGATGACTTAATTAGTAAATTAGGTGCTAAGAAATCTTCAGCAGAAGGAACTGGAAGTCCAGGGCCAACACAGTCAAAATCAGAATCTGGTTCTGCTGACGAAAAACCAACAAGTAATCACACAAACAGCAGAGGATCAGATTTGCTGAATAAAGCTGGTAGTACTGAGTCTAGTGCTGCTGCCACAGCAAAGACTAAAAGTGCTGGAGAATCAGAAACAGCTTCTAAAAAGGTAGAGACCGACGGAAGCGACTTAGTGCAAGATCCTGATAGTTGGACTAAAGAAAGTGCTTTTCGTGAAATTAAAAAGTTACGAGAAGAAAATAAAACTACTAGGATTAAATACGAAGAAAGCGTAGATAAACTTAAAACAGAAATGGAAAGTCGTCTTTCTGTTAAAGAAGATGAGCTAAAGAAACTTGCTCAAGCTCAACAAGAGCTTGAAGATATTAAGACTAAAGAAGCGGACAAGAAACGAGATCTTAGTGAAAAAGTAGCACACAGAGAAGCTTTGATTGCAGAAATGAAAGCTAAAATGGATGCTCAAGAAAAAATTTATCAAGAAAAGATTTCTTCTATACAAGCTAATTTGTCAAAATATCAAGCAGAATCCGAAGCTCTGAATGAAATTAATAAACAACGATTACATAAAGAATTGGAAACAATTCCAGAAAAATTTAAAAGCGTTGCTGACCTTATTGTTAAGGGTGCAGGTGATCCCAGAGATGCATTACTAGCTCTTAGTGAAGCTAAGATAAAAGGGGTTTTTGAGGATAAAACGGTGGTAGTAAGCCATGCGGTCCCAGGAGCCAAGGATGGAGCTAGAGCTACTAAGGAACGTTTAGATGCTGCCACTGCTGAAGTCAAAAACAAAATGACTTCTCAACAGAAAATTGGAGAGGCATTAAAACAAATTAGATCTGGTGAGACTAACACTGCTTTTAGATCAAATAGATAATAACATAATAGGAGTATTAGATAAATGGCTCAGGTAATTTCATTAGCTGATGCGGCTACATTATCTAACAATTTGCTCGTTGAGGGCATTATTGCGGATATTATTTCAGTGGACGAGTGGTTTCGATACCTTCCGTTCGTTGTATTTGAAGGGCTAGCATATACATTTACCCGTGAAGCGTCACTAGCTTCTGCTGATTTTGCTTCTCCTGGTACTAACTTAAATCAAACAAAGTATCAGGCAGGTGCTACTTTTTCATCTGTGAATGTTAATTTAGCTGCAATTATTGCAGATATTATCATAGATGGACAAATTGAAGATCAATTCAGCGAATCGAATGATCAACTTCAAGTTCAAATTTCTTCAAAAGCAAAACAACTAGCTCGTATTTATATGAATGCAGTTGTTAATGCTCGTCGTGTTAGTGGTCCTTTAGCGACTAGTAATAACGGACCTATTGGAATTTCTGATAGGTTTAACGGAATGGCGTCAATTCTTGATGCTGAACAAGGTAATGCTGACGACGTTAACCATCCTTTTTATAATAATGGTGCGTCTACTCAAACTTTAACGTTAGTTGAAGATGATAGTACAAGCCCTAGGTTTGGTCGCCCTGGTCGTGTTTTTACGCTAGAAGATCTAGACGATCTTATTGATCGTATTACGGCTGCTAAACCAGACTTTATGATGATGAATGCTCGTGAGATTCGTACACTTCGTGTTCTTCTACGAAACACTGGTGGTGGTACGGATGCATACATGATTCAGCAGCAAGGTCTTGGCAATATGAAGCCAATGCTTTACTATCAAGATATTCCGGTATTTAGGAATGATTTTATTAGCCGTGCAGATGCGGTTAATACGACGTCTCTTACCGTATCTTCAGTTACATCTTCTACTATCGTAGTTCTATCAGGTTCTACTCAGTCTACCGATACAGAACTTTTACTACGAGGCAGCGATGGCGTAAATTATCGGTATCCAATTGTTTCAGGAGCAGGAACTGCGACGGTTACCGTTACGATTACTGGTAGTTTCTTTGATCCAGAACAGAATAAATTAGTGGCTCGTCAGGCTCTTGATACGGCTGGATTATTCCCAGTCGGATCAGCTGCAGTTTCTGCAGAGAGGCTTGATGGTTCCTCTATTTATTGTGGGTGCTGGGGAGAATTTAAAGGGGTAGTTGGTTTTACTTCTGCCAATAATGCCGGATTAAAACTAGAATATGTTGGTCCTCGTGAGAACGAAAATGCTTATCAATATCGTATGAAGTGGTATTGTGGTTTCGATCTTTACAATCGTCTAGCTCTTGCTAGAATGATGGACGTATTACCTCTAGGATCGTAATACATTGATTTAGTATATACATATTGTATATATTGGTCGGTTGCTTAAATTGGCTGGGAGAGGTTACTCTCCCAGCTTAATCCTTCCTTTAGGAAGAGCCTCAAGGAGAAATAGTGAGTACTTGGACCACAAAGTCTTTAGATAGAAGTAGAGATTATATAGTAATTAAGCATACTCTCCGTGGAGTTAATTACGTAATAAATGGTATAAAGTTTCGTGGAGGATTTGCTGTAGTAGAAAAAAACGGTAAATCTCATCAAGCTTTAAAAAAAATACCAATGTTACGTAAAGCAGTAGAACTGCCTATAACACATTTAAAAAAGTTACCATTTATAAGTAAGACATCAGACATAAAAGTGATATATGGACAAGATGTCTACAAAAAGTTTTTAGAGATATATTCAGTAGAACAAAAAATTGAAAAGATTAAGGCTGTAGAAGAGGATCAAAAAAAGCATCTAGAAGAAGGGATTAAATGTAAGTTTAATAGCCCCACTTCTGGTTTATTATGCGAATTAAATGCCCTGGAACAAAGTCCAAGTGGCTATTGTAAATTACATATTTTACATGATCCAAGATTATCAGATTTAGGTATAGAATTTCCTAAATATAGAATGACAAAAGAAGAAAGACGTGAGTTTAGGAAAAAAGTAATAAATAAATTAGAGAAAAACAATGGCCAGACACGCAGAAGTAATTAGATTACGTCCTAGACAATCTTCAACTAAGTACACAAAAATAGCATGCATAGTATCTATATTAAGTTTAGTTTTTTCTTTATTAGCTTTATTAAAAGTTTATAGGATATTTTAAATGAGCACTAAAAGCGATAGATCTCCAGGTACACAGTTTAAAAAATCAGGAGTTTCTCAAGGAGTATCTGTAATAGATAACCCAGAAGTTAGAGCCACTGATTTACTTTTGATTGATTATACAGGTAGCCCAGTAAATACCACTACATATACGGAATTAACTCCCGCTACTTCAGATATATCAAAAAGAATAGAAATACATGACAGTTCTGGACAATCTTTAGTGTTAGCGTTTGGAGCAACAGGATTTGAAGTTGATCAGATTTATATACCAGTAGGAGGAAATGGCCAAATATTGCTAAGTATTCCTATGGGCACAAGATTATCAGTAAAAGCCGTATCTAATGATGCCACATCAGGAGAACTTTTAGTAAATCTATACGACAATTAAGTTTAAATGGGCACTAAAAACAGTCGATCTGGTTTACAATACAATCCTAAAGGAACAACTCAAGGTAATACTCTCGTAGATTATCGGAATGGGGAACCTATAACGACTGTTACGGATATTAATGGAAATAGAAGACTTTGTGTAGATGCTGCTTTATCTGTTGATAATGTTGTTGTTGATACAAGACCTTTAGATTGTACTACGGATAACATAGAAATTTGTGATCCTACTACAGGTGCTCATCTTCATATAGAAACAGATGGTTCTATAAACGTAAATACAATAACTTCGGCAGCTTCTGGGGATTCTCAATTAATAGTTGGTACAGAAGATGGCACGTTAACAGGCACGCAACACGTAGTAAAAGTATTATCTGACGGAGAATTACTAGTAAAATCTAGTGATGTACCTTCAACTCCCAGTATATTTAATGTATCCGTGCCCTTAGCTAATGTAGAAGTTTCTCAAGTTTTACCGTCAAATACAAAGAAATTTACAATTAGAGTAAGAGATTCAAAAGCTAGTATCCAATTAGCTTATAGTTCTGGACAATCAAGTACAAATTATTTACAAATAAATCGAGGAACAGGATATACCGAGGAAGGAATAAATGCTACGACGCTAACTTTATTTTTTCAGGTTAGCCATGCTAGTCAAATAGTAGAGATCGTAGCTTGGACATAATGTAAAGTATTAAGGAGAAAAGAAAATGTCCGCAGTAGGATTTAAAGATAAATTAATTTTAGATACAGCAAATTTAAGTGAAAGTGATCATGTTGGTGCGTATTTACAGGATTCCCTTGGTAATCTTATTACTTCTCAAGCTAATGGTAGCCAGCAAGCTTTAGATGTTGGTATTAATGTTGCTGGAGTGCAAATTGATCCCAGACAAATTAGACTTTTGACTTCCGCAGATGTAGTAAAAGTTAGCAATCTTCCTACGACCGTAGATACTAATTATGGTACAGTTGGGGCCAGTACTATTCGCACTGCAGCTCAAATTGGAAATGCTACTGGAGCAGCTGATTTTAATGGTGGTGCAACAGGAGCACAAACTTTAAGAACTTCATCAAATTTATCAGATGGAGCTGGAACCGCTCTTACATCAACTTTAGTAAGCGGTAAACAAGCTTTAGATGTTAATATTGCGAATTCTTTTACCGTAGGTTCTAATCATGCAGAAAATACGGCACATACGGTTGGTGATGAAGGCGACTTCATGTTGTCCTATCGTCAAGATACCTTAACTGTTGATATAACTTCTTCTGGAAATTATGCAGGACTAAAGACTAATAATCGTGGAGCATTGTGGAGTGTTCCGGTTGGAACAGTTGCAGATGATGTCGCAGATACTGAAAATCCTGTAAAAGTAGGTTCAAAATCCGTTGCTGGACCTTTATCAGCTATTACCTCTGCCAACAATAGAGCCAATTTAATTTCTGATAAGTATCGTCGTGTTTATGTAAATGATAGCGCTAATGTTGCAGCCAAAGCCCAAGCAGTATCTGTTACCAATACAGCGGCTACCCTACTAGCTACCGCATCACAATTATCAGGTAGAAAAACTTATATGATTCAAAATTTAGGAAATAAAGCTATTTTTATTGGTAACGACGCTACTGTAACTGATGCTTCAGGTTTTAGAATATCTGCTGGAGCTTCTTTAAGTGTAGATTTAGGTCCTGATGTACAATTGTTTGCTTTCGCAGTCTCTGGTACTCAGGACGTCAGACTACTAGAAGTAGCATAATAAATTATATTAATTATTTAGAGGGGTATAGTGGAACGTTATGCCTCTACTATACCCCTTTATTTATTTCTAAGCTATTATGAAGTTTACCAAGCAAGATTTATATCAAGTAGAAAATTTAATAAAAGCTCTAAATAAGGGTTCTTTTACTTTAGAAGGCGTAGAAGTAATAGCTATGGCTGAAGTTTTTAAATGGGTAGGTAAACTTAGTTCTTCTATTAAATTAGAAATAGAACAAGAAACAAATAAACCTACTGTAGAAATAAATGAAGTTAAAGAAGTGGTAACTGAACCTCAAATAGTTTCAAAAAATAAAAAAAGAGTAACTAAATAAAATGTCGGCTAGTGTTCAAGATTCAAATTCTACTTCAGCATTAGATAACACAATAGTAGAAATACAATCTTCCGATGAATCTGGAAACGGGGCATTAGTTACTTCTGGAAAAGCTTTACACATAAATTTACGTAATAATGCTGGTACAGAAATAGGAACGGCAACTAATCCTGTTCGTGTAGATCCTACAGGAACTACAGCTCAGCCCGTTACTCAATCGGGAACGTGGACAGTTCAACAAGGAACACCACCTTGGAGCGTTTCTCAAAGCGGTACTTGGACGACTGGTAGAACTTGGACGCTTGCTTCAGGTACAGATTCAGTTTCCGTAGTACAAAGCACATCACCATGGGTAGAAAACATATCTCAGTTTGGCGGATCAGCAGTAGTTACTGGAACAGGAGCGTCCGGTTCCGGCATACCTCGTGTCACCGTATCAAATGATTCAAACATACTATCAACTCAATCAGGGACTTGGACTGTTCAACCTGGAAACACAGCCAATACAACTCCCTGGTTAACTACAGATACAGCTGATGGTCCAGTTACTCCTGGAACTGCTGCCACAAAATCGCAATTAATTGGAGGACAGTTTAATACTGCTCTTCCTACTCTTACTAATACTCAACAATCAGCAATACAATTAGATTCTAGTGGTAGATTGATTATTTCTCCATTAGCCAGCACTAGTACTGTTACTGCAAATCAAGGCACAGCAAATACTGCATCAAATGCTTGGCCTATAAAAATTACTGATGGAACAGACACAGCATTAGTTACAACAAATAGTGATTTAAAAGTTTCTGATGGTCTAAGAAATGGCGGAGTATACGGAGCTTTAACATTAACGACAGGGAACACAGCATATGAAGCTAAAGTTGGAGGAAGTAGGTTAAGTAATAGAAAATCCTTAACCATAACAGCATTAGATGATATGTATTGGGGTTATAATAATGGAGTTACAACTTCTAATGGTACTCCTTTATACAAAAATCAGTCAATTTCCTTTGCAGTAGATCCAGATAGTACTTTTCAAGTATGGGTAGTAGCTAGTGCTAATAGTAAGACTGCTAGAATTACGGAGTCTACTTAATGCAAAGAAAAATAGACATATCACCAGTAGCTAGATCCGTGCCTTTTGATGCTACTATTAATGGTTTAACTTCTACTGATGTACAAAGCGTTGTTGATGAAATTGATAATGAAGTAAATATACAACAGATAGTATGGGTAAAACAGAATCCCGGACATAAAGATTTTTCTACTTTATCTGCAGCATTGGCTTCTATAACTGATGCTTCATCGACAAAACGTTATGTTATTAAAATAGCACCAGGTATTTATACAGAAAATAATCCGGTTCAATTAAAATCTTATATACATGTTGTAGGACAAGGCGGTCCAAGATTGGTCCAAATAGCAGCTGCTAATGCGAATCAAGATTTATTAACTGCTGCAGATAATATATTTATAGCCAATTTATATTTAAATGGAGTTTCTGGTTCTGGAAAGTCTTTAATAAATTATCCTGGATCTTCTGCCAACAATACGTTATTTAATGTTCTAAATTGCAGATTTGGTTCTACAGATACTGCAGTCACTGTTACAGTCGGTAATTTTAATACTTTAATGTATGTGCATGATTGTACCATAGGAAGCGGAGATCAATTTAATAAAGGTTTTTTAATTACAAAAACTACTGGTACGGGTAGAGGTACACTTAGACTAGTATCCGTGATCGCTACAGATTTTGCGGCATCTTATCCAACATATATAGGTTACACTTCTGGAGCCAGTTGCGAAATGGATGTAGATGGAGGAGAATACCAATTAAGTGGAGCAACAACTTCTGGATCATGTTTTCAAGCAGATACTGGAGGGGATTTAGAGATTACTGGAGCCCACATAGAAGGTTTTGCGAAAGGTATTTATACAATTAATTCTGGCGCAGCACCTAACATAAATGCCGCCGCTATGGGAATGTTTAATAATACTGTAGATTTACAAATTGATCATACAGGAACTACAGGTACTTTTTCCGGTTCAGCAAACATAGGTAAAGTTAATAATAATTCTACTACTTTTTATCCTAATTATCATGATCCATCATCAGGAGATTTAACTATATCTGGAGCGTCGATTCCCAAAAGAAGGATAGACCAAGTTACTTCTCTTAGTACTCCATTTACAGGAAATTCACATTCACTGCTATATCAAGATACTACTACATACTTAATAACAGGTTCGTCTACTGGTCAATCAATAGTTTTGCCAGATGCAACTAATATAAGAATAGGTTACAAAGTAGACATATATAATCAAAGTTCACAGCCAATAACTCTTAAAGATGGCGGTAATAACACTTTAATAGTTCTATCTCAAACATCCTATACGCAACTAATGTTACAAACAAATGGAACTGCGGCTGGTTCTTGGCTATACAATCAAGTTATTTTAAGCATAGCTGGAGGTTTAATTAGTTATAATGTAATCTCTAATACCGATTTTTCTAGTTCGGCCAGCGTTGATACATTAATAACTGGCATGTCCGTTACTCCACAATCCGGTACCTATAGTATTTGGTATAATGCGCAAAATACTGGAAGCGGTTCTGGGCAACAATTGGATTGTACTATATATTCAGGAGCTTCGCCTATAACAGATTCAAAAAGATCAAATCTTTCGACGTCTGGTGGCCACATTTTTCAAAATAGTACACAAACTATCAAATCATTTAATGGCTCTACGGCATGCAGTATATATATAAACCCTAATGGTAATAGTATGACTGTGTCACAAAGAAGTATGTTACTTATAAGATTAGGGGCTTAGTATGACAGAATATGATTATACAAAAACTCCTTGTGCTATAGATAGATTAACTCAAGAAATACAAACAAGTTCTATTATAATAGCTTTAGATCACATAAATTTACTAGATTCTGCTCTATCTATTTTTTTTAAAGACACTTTATCTGATAATGATAAATCTACTTTAGATACAATAGTTACCAATCATAATGGTCAACCACTGCCAGAAAATCAGATAACACAAGTACAAACTCAATTTGAAGCTAAGGATAAAACTTTAAAACTTTTTTGTGCAGAAGCTGATGTACAAGAAGACAGCACTGCTACAGTATTAGTAAAAATACCGGGTACCCCTGGTTCTGATGGAAGATATATTGCTTCTGCTGAAGCTTTTTTTGATGTGCCTACTCCGGGAGACAAGGTACTTGGGGCATGGTTTGTTGATCATGATAATATAGCTGGCGGCGGTGTAGATAGTATAGTAGGAAGTTATACAGATGATGCAGCAGATACAGCAAATCAAGGTTGGTATTTACCTCCTGTTAGAGGCACTTTAAAAGCAGAAACTGTTGGATACTATGGTTTTGCTCCATCAGGATTTTATATAAAAGTGGTAGCTAAAAAGGGCGGCGGCCTAATAACTGGTAAATTTTACGTTAATTTTGAATGGGCAGTAGGTCAATAACAATCTTTTATCTATAGGAGATTGATGTATGGATTATGGCGACATAGCTTTAGCAGGTTGTAAAGATAATTGGCTTTCAAAATGTATTATGTGGTTTACCAATTCTAGATTTAGCCATAGTTTTGTTACAATGCCAGAAATTCTAGGTATTCCTATGTGTATAGAAGCAGTTGAAGGTGGAATAGATATGTCTAGATATGACACAGGTTATCTAAATAATATGGCTGAAGGTTTGCAAGTATGGTTTATAGATATAGATCAAGAAATCAAAGATGAAGCTATAAAAAATGTTATAAACTATCTTGAAGTGTCCTATGGGTTTCTTGAATATGCTTATTTTATATGGCGAAAAATTTGTTTGATTTTTGGTAAAGATATTAAATCCCAAGATAATTGGGAAGCTAACAGTGGACTTATCTGCAGTCAGTTATGCGTAACATATTTGAAAGCTTGCGGTCTAGACGATGTATTACAAGGATATGGAAACGGTTCAATAGCCCCCCAAGATCTACAAGATATTTTTAAAGCTCATCCAGAAACTTTTGTGTTAAAAGCTTCCTATAGACTTTAATTTGAGGATTTATGGCAAACTATAAACAGAAAGAAACTTGCATAAATTCTAAATTAAATAAAGCTTGTGAAGTAGCTAAAGAAATCTCTGATGAAGCAACAGAGATATTTGGTAATTGGTTAGTAGAAAAGGATTTTAACAATGGACCACAAGATAAGCGAAAGGTTAGTAAGCGTAGAAACAAAACTAAAGCTATTGATGGATCTGTTAAAAGAAGTTAGAGAGGATGTTAAGGCTTTACCTTCAAAAGAAGACGTAGAAGATTTAGAAAAACGAATAACTAGATTAGAAAATAATTTTGTTCCCATGTTGGTAAAAGTTGGAATAGCAGCAGGATTACTAAGTTTAGTTAGTGAATTTATAATAAGATTTATGTTTAGGAGTTAACATGGCTGGTGTAGTATCCCCTGTAGCAGGAACTAGAACAGAACCAAAAGACGGATATATATTTGTTAGAGGAACTACCGGCACTTTTAAAACTATTTTTACTAGTGATGGAGTTCCTACTACTGTAGATTTTGCTACTATTCCTACAGCTACTATATATAAGCCTAGATTTTTATCTGGAGATGCCCCTGTACCAGAACCCGTAACTACTTTAAACGGCACCTTGGTTCCAGGACAACAATTTGAATATCAATTTATTTGGGATATTCCTATAACTACTGTTCCTGTAGATGAATATATAATTAGTTACAGCGGTTACATAGCTGGACTATTAACTAATTTTGGTGATGAATTTTTTATGATAGTAGGTTCTGCCGGAATGGTTGGAATGCAGACTCCTACTTATGCTACAGTAGATGATGTTAGAAAAAAGAAATTCAATATAGATGATTATTTACCTCCTTCAACCAGACAAGATTTAACTGCTAGAAATCAATTAATAGACTCTCACTTACAAGATGCTACTGTAAAATTAAGAGAAGAACTTAATTTAAGTAAATCTAGAGGAATGAGTGCCAATTATAGATTATTTTGTATATATTATACTATTTGGAGTATATTACTTGCCGCCCGTGGAGAAGATGGTAGTTCAATAAGTGAACAAAACCTATTAGATTGGCGTAATGAATGGATGAATATACTAGCTCAAGAGAAAAGAGAATCAGTTTTACAGGGTTTGCCGTTGGGGCGTGGTTAACTATCTGATTTTATTGATAAAATTAAGTATTGACAAAAATTCTATATATGTTACAATGACTTATAGGTTAAAGTGCATTATGGAATATAAGAGTGAAAAGCAAAAATTAGCTTTGCAGAAACAAGTAAGATATCTACAAGAACTTAATAAGTTATTTACTCTAGATCAAGAAAAAGAAATAATAGAGTTATATAAATCCGGCTTATCTTGTAATAAAATAGCTAAAAATTTCAATTGTTCTAAAACTCCTATACTTAGAATTATAAAAAATTTACCAAAAAGAAAGCCAGGAGAGTATAGTAATCATTATTCCAAAACTCAAGGATTTGGACCTGACCATCACAGTTGGAAAGGCGGTTATAAGTCAGTTTATGATAGAGTTAGAGATTTAAAATCATATTGGGATTGGCGTTATTCGGTATTAAATAGAGATAATAACAAATGCACTAAATGTAATTCTACAGAAAAATTACACGCTCACCATATAAATACTCTAAAGAAGCTTATAACAAAATATTGTGAAACTAATAATAAATTAGTAGCAAATTTAACAGAAAACGACCTAAATAATAATTTCTTTTATAACCTAGATAATGGTTTAACTTTGTGCGAGCCTTGCCATAAAGATTGGCATAAAGTAAACGGCAGATAATGTTTAAAGTACAATTAGACGTTAATTTAAAAGAAGTAGGAGATTTTCTTAAATTAAAAGCTGAAATAAAAGATAAAGTAATAAACAAAGGCCTGGACTCATCTTTATCTAGTTCTATTAGTGAACTAAAAAGAAATTTAAAATACGTAATAAACGAACAAATAAGAGAAGATAGCAGCAAAAAATCAGATACAGCAGATAATCATAAGATTGATATGCCTAAATCTGACGCAGATATATTAAGATTTGTGTTTGGAGTAGACGTAGAAAAAATAAATAAGAATGAAGATTATACCAATTCATTACAATCAAATGTATTTTTTATAAATAGTGGAATGGTTAGGCTGCGTATACCCGAAGGCGTAGACGGAGATATGGAACAAAGCTACGCTAGAGCAGTTAATATTTTTAGAAACGCAATATTTGTTGATACTTCTTTTAATAAACCTAGATATTATTTTTTAAAGAATTTTGATCCCAAACCATACGTAAAAATAGTTTGTTCTAGAGATCGAGGAGTTACAGATAAATCTAGAAAAACTTATGATTCATATAAAAATTCTCCAGATAGATCCAAATATCAAAGATACGGATTAGGTAGATATTCTGAATGGTCTTTAGCAAAAGCCGGAGTACAAGAATTAAAAAGATCTGGATCAGATATAACTGATATTATAGAAAAAATAAAAGAAAGCCAATATGACGAAGCTTTAAATGTTCTAAAAGCTAACTCAGCCACAAGTAGCCTAGTTAAAGTGGATCAACAGATTACAAACCTAAAAGATAGACAGAATTTAACCCCTAGTATAGAAGCTTACAACAATATATTAGCTCTCATAAATAATTTACGTATATTAAAAGAAGTAAAAAAAGACTCAGTTATATACTCATTAATATCAGATTATGAAGATATAAATAATACAAAATTTTTAGATGAACTAGACAGAAATGTGAATATATGGCTAATAACTAACCAAGATATGTGGTTTAGTGAGTTAGTAACTTTAGCTTCTAAAGTAATAGAAAAGTTCCAAGAAGAAGGCATGCTAACAATAAGGTAATTGATTATGTCTAGGCAGATATTTAGAGATGTAGAGGAAAGTTTGGCTCGGGAAGTTCGTCGCATAACTTTTAATGATAATAGAACTTTAAGTAGAGAAGTTTTACAGGATACTTTCGATCCTTTTACTGGAGAAGTAGTTAGTTTACCTATTGAACCCAATTTTTATGATAGCAGCGCTGATACTAATAATATACAATATCCACATTTTTTTATACGATTACTTAAAACTAGAGAAGATAGATTTACTGGAAGAGTAGTACCTCAGTACGGGAGATGGATAGAAACTCCAGTTCAAACTTCGCAAAGAGCTTTTGATATAATAACTTCTAGCTCAGATGGTACTATTTTAGCTCCAGGTAATGAATTTAAAACTGGAGTATTTCAAATAGCTAAAGTACAACCTGGTAATTTATTAAGATTATTAGCTGGTAATAATATAGGAACATATAAGATTAGTTCTGTTACTATAAGTAATTCTGGCGATCATTCAATTTTTGTTAGTAATACTTTAGTTGAAAATTTACCAACAGCATTATTTGATAGCAATTTAAGAAATTTAGTTTTTACCTCCCCAATAGATTTACATACTGTTAAAGTTGGGGACGATTTCCAAGATTCGCTTATAGCAAGTTTTCCTATAACTGCTATAAATATAAATACGAATACTATAACTTTAGGCGGAGTAGGAACTCCTAGCTTATTAGCTAATGGAAAGATAATACGTGTTGGAAATGTATTCCAAGCCGCAGACTTAAGTTTAGTTAGATTTTTGATTTTAGATCAAACTAAACCTATTAGTATAATAAATGCAAATGGAGATACTTTGGCTGGGGCAGACAATATAGGAAGTATTGACCCGCCAATTCCTATAGACGCTTATTATTTAATAAGAATTGACTCAAAGGAACGAGATACTCACATAGATATTTTGAATAGAGTATGGGAAGAATTTAATCCTCCAAGGACATTTTTACCTGTAATAGTTAGAAGCGCTCTAAGTTTCGAACAGACTCTTACTCAAGATGTCACATCTGGTGGCAGTCAGATAATAAATGTGTCAGATAATAGTGGTTTTAATTTAAATGATACTGTGTTTATAATAGACGACTTATTTCCAACTATTAGTCCTGATAGTAAATCGGATAGACCTTTTGAGTCTATAGTGGTAGAAAAAATATCTACCAATCAACTAAAATTACAGGATGTTGTACCGGACACTTTTACCACGGCAAAAACAAGTAAAATCATAAGCAATGCAGATTTTGAATTATTGATGTTTCATTTCGTAGACCATGTAACTAAGGATGTTGAGGCGGCTCAATACTGGGTACATGAATTTACGTTTTGGGTTCAAATATTTGTTGATAAACTTGAAGATGTTCAAAACAATAGCGTTATTACTCAAATAACAGAGTCCATCGAAGATTTAAATACAAATACTGTAATTATTGAAGATCCATAATTATGTGGAGAGGAATATATAAATGGCATTGTTAAATACGAGTATAGGTCCAGAAAGAGTGCAGGTATTTGACGTACCTATTGGTACGATACAAGTCCCTGGCGTTTCTACCTCTGTGACTGCCTTCCTCATTGGAACCACTAAAGTCGGGGCGCCTCTAAATACGCCCACAAGTGTTACCGATTTAACTACATTTGAAAATACCTTTGGAAATCCAGATGAAGTTCTATATGGAGCTTATTATGCTGTTCAAGGGTTTTTTGATAATGCGGGCACTGGTAACACTGCTATAATTGTAAACGTTGGAGCTACTCCTGCTGCTTCTGATTTCGTGGGAGATGCTTCTTTAGGAACTGGTTTACGAGCTTTAGACCCCGTAGACGTAGTTGGATTAGTGTGTGTTCCTGGTTTACCTTTATCGTTAGCTTATATAGTTCATCCAGCTTTAATTGATTATTCTAAAACAGTTAGAGCAGAATTTGGCGCTACGTTATCCACAACTTTCTCTTTAATTGGAGAACCGTTAGAAATAACTAAAGCTAATACTGATGTTCAAGTAGGTTCACCTTCTTATACTATAAATAGTATAGTTAGTAATGTGCTACATTTAGCTACTGCAGATTTATCGGCTATAACTCCTGGCATGATCGTTAAAAAAGCTGGAGTTTATAAAGCTACTATAACTGCAGTGGATGATGGAGCAGACACCCTAACTGTAAGTACTACCTCAGGTCTTTCTGCTACAGATACTATCACGCTACATATACCTTCAGCTATTACGTATAAAGATTTAGAAGTTAATGATCCTTCTAGAGTGGCTGGATGGTACTTTAATCCTGTATTAGTATTAGACAGAAGTTCTTTGGCTTTGCCGGGGGCTTTAGTTGCTGTTGATCCTGTTGGGCATGTAGCCGGTATAATGGCTCGAATAGACGCTAATATAAGTATTGGCGGAGTATCTCATGCCCCTGCTGGTATTCAATTTGCTGGCATTGCTGGAATAAATGGTTTAAGTTTAACTCTTTCTGAAAGAATTGATGCAGAACCTCTTAGATTAGCTTTTATTAATCGAATAACTTCATTTTCAGGTTCTGGAAATGTTGTGTTTGGTGGATATACTGCTGGTGGTTCATTAGTTACAGCAGATGAACAGCTTATTCAAGTTATGAGAGCTTTACAATTTATTAAAGGTTCTCTAGAAAGAGGTTTACGTGGGTTTTTATGGGAAAATTTTTCTCCTGAAACTCAGGAAAAAGTCTCTAGAGCTATTGAAGCCTTCTTAAGAAATAATATTTATCTATTTCCAGCTGGTTTACCAGAATCTCAACAATTCAAAGTTATTTCAGTGGAAGCTACTCAAAATGAAATTGATGAAGGACTTTTAAGGGTTCGAGTTCAAGTTAAGCCAAATAAAGCTGTTAGGTTTATTGAAATTGCTCTTGAATTCCCATTACCTACTGCTTAATAACGGAGAATAAATATCATGGCAAGAAGCGCATCAGTTGATCCTTTGGAAAAATTCAGATTTCAAGTTTCTTGGACTTCTGAAGGAGATTCCGAAGGTACTGCTTTAATTAGGTTAGGATTCCATGACGTTCAATCACCAAAAAGAACTACTACTAAAGGGACGTACAGAGAAGGAATTGATCCTGATATTAATCAGCTATTTGCTGGACTTACTAGCATGGAAGATATTACTTTAAATAGAGGTCTTATAATTCAAGATCCGAATGATGAGTTTTATAAATGGGCTAGTGCAGTTCATAACCCTACATCCGGCCAAGTTGGTAGACAAGCTCTATCAGCAAGGTCGCCAGATGCAGCATCAAATAGTTACAGAAAAGATGTTACTATTAAGGTCCTAGATAGAGAAGGCAACACAGCTAGGCAGTGGACGTTATTTAATGCGTTTCCTGTACACTTTGCTGCTAGCTCGGATCTAAATGCTAGAGAAGATGGAGACAAATCTTTAGAAACTCTAACTTTAGGGTTTGAAGATTTTAAAGAAGAAGTTCCTGATACGTCTCTAAGCAGACCTGTTAGTTCTTCTTTACCTTAATAAATTAAAGAGGAGGGAATTAATTTTCCCTCCTTTTATATAATAAATATCTTATGGCTAGAAGTGCTACATTAGATCCTATAGAAAAATTTAGATTTAAAGTTACGGTTATATCATTAGATATAAGTGCTGTAGCTGCAGTAGATGCTTTAGGCATCATTAATAAAAAATTTTCTATTATAAGTAGAGCTGGATTTAGTGAAGTTACTTTGCCAAAAGCTACAATAAACGAAATTTCTTATAGGGAAAATATAGATAATCAACGTTTTAGTAAAATACCTGGTTTAACTAAATATGAACCAGTTATTCTAAAACGAGGAGCCACAGATAATAGAGATCTATATAAATGGTACAAATTAGTTCATGACGATATGGCTCTTTTAGGAGTAGCTCAAGAATTAACAAAAGATTCTACTGCTCCAGTTCAAAGTGAAAATTTTAGAAAAGAAGTAATTATTACTAGTTTAGATAGAGAAGGTAATCCTATAAAACAGTGGATGTTGTTTAATGCTTTTCCAGTATCTTACAAAGGCGGTAATGATTTAAGTGCCAATATAGAAGAAAAGCTTATAGAAGAATTGACTTTAACGTATGAATGGTTTTTAGAGTTAGAGGGTGGTATAGATGGATTTTCAAAAGAATTAGCAGAAGAAGAGGACGCATTAGAAGGGGCAGTGTTAACTGGCATAAATTTAGCTTTAGCACAAGGCAAACTACCTTTTACAAGGTAAAATTAAATGGCTAGAAGTTCAAATAAAGACCCATTAGATAAATTTAGATGGAAAGTTGATATAGATGGATTTTCTAGATTAGGATTTACTTCTGTTCAAGTACCTTCTGTTAATATAAGTACAAATTCTTACGCAGAAGGCGGTAGTCATTTATTTCCTAAGAAAATTATAGATTCAGTTAGATATGAGCCAGTAATTTTACTTAGAGGAGTTACATCTGATAAAAGTTTTAATGAGTGGGCTAAATCTTATTTTAATTTATTACTTAGTCCTAGCGAACCTGCAGTAAGTTATAGAAAAGATGTAACTATAGAACATTTAGATAGGGCAGGTAGATCAGTAAGAACCTATACTTTGTATGGAGCTTTTCCTATAGAATATAAACCAGCTAGTGATTTTTCTTCAGATGGAGATGATACAGTAAGTATAGAAAAACTTACACTAGAATATGAAAGTTTTGAAGTAAAAGTACTAGGACAAGATAATACTATAGTAGATACTATATCAGATGTTACAAAACGGTTAATTAGAGGCTAACTTTATTAACGAGGAGAATATATGTTAGTTCAACTACCTAATGGTTTTGTCGAAGGACAAGATCATTTCAATCATGTTGAAATAGAAGAATTAAAAGGCAAACAACAGAATTATTTAGCAAATAGAGAATTAGTAGTAGGAAATTTGGGACATATTCCTAAAATTCTAGAAGACCTAATTGTAAGTATTCAGACCAGAGAAGGAATTAAATGGTTAGGTAAAAATTCTGAAGCTATAAATAGATTACCAGTCGGGGATTTAGAAACACTCCTAGTAAAAATACGAGAAAAAACCTATGGCTCTAGATTTTATCATGAAGCAGATTGTAGTAATTGTGGGCATAAAAACAAGAATTTACGTTTAAATTTAGATCAATTAAAAATTACTGAATTACCACTAAAAGATTTAATTACTCCAAAATTAGTGATTTTACCAAAAAGTAAATTAGAAGTAGAACTAAAACCTTTATACTTAAAAGATATATTTGAAGTTATTAAAATAAATAACAAAAAACAGGATTCGTTGGTAACTTCAGTAATAGCTTTATCTATAAAGAGAATTGGAGATAAATTACATAATATAGAAAAAGAATTAGAAAATATGTCCGCCACAGATCTTTCTTTTATCCAAGAAAAAATGGATGAAATTGTGCTACAAGGTTCTATAGATACTGACATAGAGGTTGCTTGTGAAAGCTGCAATAAAGATTTTACAATAAAACTTAATTGTTATGATGTATCTTTTTTAGCCCTTACCAGGGGATCTACGAATTCCAATATATAACTCACAGACAAGACCTCCTGGATGACTACGTGTTTTTTGGGCAAACATTTAGATGGCCTCCAAGTGAAGTAGATAATATGGGCTGGTTTCTGAGAAAAACTATAAAAACTGCATATAAAGATTATATAAATAATCAAACTAAAAAATAAATGGCAAGAAAAACTTTAGAAATAGTAGCAAAAGTTATAGATGCCGCCACCGATAAATTAAAAAAAATCGGCGATTCATTAGGTGGCGTTGGAAAAAAATCTAAAGAAACAAGTTCAGATATTACAAAGCTAAACAGGGCTTTGTTTGCTACGACCGCCTTTGTAGCTTTGTTTCAAAGAGGTCTTACTAATTTTACTTCATCTATAGGAGAAGCTGCTTCATTAGATAGATTAACAAATCAATTTGAGAGACTTTTTGGAGATAAAAGTAAATTTTTTAATCAATTAGATAAAGCTACTAATACCTATATAGATAGATTTGAAGCCATGAGATCTGCGGTATCTTTGAAATCTTTAGGTATAATTAAAGATGAAGGAAAAATAGTAAATGTACTGGCTATGGCAGGAACTGCCGCTAAACTTGCTGGAACTGAAACTTCCGAAGGGCTAAAAGAAATAATAGAATTTTTAAAAGATGGCTCAATTTCACACGCAGAATGGCTCAATATCATAGCTAGAACTAATCCTCATCTTCAGGCAGAATTATCTTTATTACATAAAGCTGGCGGTGCATTAGGACAAGTAATAAGTACACAAGAAAAACAAGCTATAGTAATGAGATTATTAAATGCTGCTACTAGAAATCATTTACATGATAATAAAGATTTGTTAGATTCATATAAAGAATTCATTGGTCAAATTCAACTACTTAAAACTGCTTTTTTCACTTTAGTTGGCACAGCTTTAGCTCCTTATATAAAAAAATTTACAGAAGCTATAACTAAAACAACGGAATTTATAGAAACACATAAAGAAGTTGGTGGAACTTTTTTTAGATTAGTAAAAGCAGTAACTTTTGCTGTAGGTTCAATGGGAACTTTATTAGCCGTATTAGGCACGGCAAAATTAGTAAGCGCTGCTTTAGGCGCAACTATTATAGGTCCCATGGGTTTATTAGTAGCTCTTGGATTATTAACTGCAGCTTTTTATAATGTTGATGAGAGCGCAGAAAAAAGTGCCAATTCTCAGGGAGCTTTTGCTAAATTATTAGATAAATATAAAACAAAAACTCTATCTTTTTCAGATATTTTATCTACATTAGCCGATACTATTTCAGATAAATTAGCTGATTCTATATTAGATGTGGTAGAAGCTTTAGAACGTATGTGGAACTGGTTTAAAAAGATATTTATAAGTATCGAAAAATTTGGAGAATCTTTTAACTTATTTAGTAAAATTAAGACTTCTTTGGGAATGCCTTTAATGACTACTCCTTCTGGCATAGGTTTAGAAAAAACTATAGCTACTAAGGAAGCAGAAAAAAGTATTTTATCAAAGCCAATAAAAACAGACGCCATAATACCCTTGGACTCTATTCCAGATGATGAATCTACTAGAATTAATAGATTAAATGACACTATGTCTAAGCTTGATGAATTTAAAGCTCATAAAATGGCAGAATCAATTAAATTAGCTAAATCTAAAGAGTCAGAAGGCGGAGAAACTATAACAAAAAGAGAATATTTTAATATAATGAAAGAAGCTTTAGATAGTTCTGATAATCTTTCTTACATAGCTGGTAATATTAAAGATAAAAATCAAACTCCTGGAGATAGGCGAGGTTTGTAATGGCTATTAAAAAGTTAAATAAAGCTATTCAAGTAGCCAGCGCAGATTCTTCTAATAATGGTAGCTTATTTAGAGCAGCAATATTTCCTGTAGATACTAATGGAAAAATAAATAAGACTAATATGGGGATTTTTCTTTTAAATCCAGCTTCTATAGACGAAGAAAAATCTGCAAATTGGTCACCTAATTCTGTTCCAGGACAAAGCGATCCCCCGTTACAGTGGATTTCTTCTGGTCCAAGGATCGTATCTTTTGATGCTTTGGTCACAGCTGAAACATCAGACTTAGATTTGTACAAAAATTTAAATCCTTCTAATGGAACAGCTCTAACAGCAACAGCAGATATAGCTTCTAGTTTTTTTAAAGTAACTATTCCTACTTCTAGAACAAATGCTTCTACAGATCCAGTTAGAACAAAACTTGACGTATCCGCTAGATTGGAATTTTATAGATCTTTATTATATCCTACTTATGATTTAATTTCTAATGGAAAAAAAGAAAGAAGACGCTTAGCCTCAAGTCCACCATTGGTAACTTTATGGATAGGAAGCTCTCTTTCAAAAAAATCATATGGAGATAATACTAATGATTATTTTGGTTTATGGGTAATTACTAATCTAAGAATAAAGATTACAAAACAATTACCCAACTTATCTCCTTTAGAAGCGGTTGTTTCTTTTTCTCTAATGCAATACACTAGAAAATCTATATCTAGAGATTCTATATATATTTCTTCAAAATATGAATCATTAGCTTAAAAGGAAGCTGTTATGGCAAATTTTAAAGAATTATCTAGATACACGGGCGGTATAGCCATAAAAAATAGGAGTGGGCAGAATTTTTTAGCTTTAAGATCTTCTTTAAACTTAGTAGAAGATGAAGGTGATTTATTTATTACTGTAACTAAAGAGTTAGAAAATAGACCAGATTTAGTTTCTTTTAAGGCCTATGGCCTACCTGATTTATGGTGGGTTATTTATGAATTTAATAATATATCTGATCCATTATTTGGTCTAAAAGCAGGTCAAATTCTAAGAATTCCAGAACTTAATAGAGTATTAATTGCTATTTCTAATTTAGTAATCTCTTAAAGTATGCCTACTCCAATAAATGATTATTCTAAAATAAAAACTCCATTTTTTACTATAAGTGTAGGGGATTCTTATGGGGTAAACATGACTCCTTTACCCGACGATATACTTAGATTAGTTAAGAAAATTGAAATAAAAGAAACTTATGGAGTAGATGAACATAGTACCATCAATATAACTTTTATGGAGGGTTCTAGAGAACCTTCTAGGATTTATAAATCTAATTTTACGTCCAATAGTGATGGATCAGCTACTAGTATAGGCAATTCTTCAGGATTTATAGCAGATTTAAAGTTTTCTAATTATGCTTTACTTTCAGATAATAAGGAAGTAGGAATTTTTAATTCTTTAAATGCTTTAAGAAATACAATAGAAGTTAAAGAAGTACAAGATGAAAAAATAATAACAACAAAACAAGCAAAAGCAGCCAATCCTAAATATTTATTTCAGGAAAGAAATCAGATAAAAGTTACTTGGGGATATAAAGAAGATTCTTCTAGTGTACGTTCTATAAGAATGTATGTAATTATGGTATCAACGGTATTTAATGAGAGTGCTCAAACAGAAACAACTGTAACTTGTCAAAATACTTGTGCATTTTTGAATCAAATTACTCCACAGGGAAAACCAATTGTTTTTGCTGAAGTTATAAAAACAGGGCCTAATGAGCTATTATCTGAATTTAAAGATAAGCCAACTTCAGCGTTAATGTCAGAAATATCTTCTATATTAGATACTGGTTCTATTATAAGTAAAAATTTACCTGCTCCAGAATTAGACAATCATCATGTAAAAGTACTAATATCTGGAGAAAGCTTCGATCAATTTTTTAAAAGATTAGCAAAAGTCCATAATTGTTATTATCAAGTTATACCTGATAATTCTACTGGTAGAGATACTATAATTTTTATGCACGCAACAGATTTTGAATCTCAACCTATAGTAGATAATCCATATACTTTTTATTTTAAATCTCCCCAAAGTATTATAAAAAATGTATCAATAAAAGCTGATTTTGGTATAGTTACTGGAGTAGCGGAAACTGGAGTAGATCAAAAAGGTACAATAATTTCCCAACAGGCTGATACTGGTAAAGACCAACTGACTTTAATACAAAAAAAAGAATTAAATAAATCAGGTTCGAAAAGTGAACAAATTATTAATGCAGATCCTACATCAGTTAATCCTATAAGAGCAGTAAAAAATGCTTCTGAAAAATTAGGCGGTGGAACAAAAACAGGAAAAGTAGAATTAAGCCCCATAGATAATGAAAGAACAAATTACATAGATAGATCTAAAGTAAAAGCAGAAGATGCTCATCATGGAGTAATCTTAGAAATGACTACTATAGGATATACTAAACTTACTCCTGGATTAGTTGTAGTAAGAGGTATTGGAGAAAGATATAGTGGATCTTATAGAATAGTGGCAGTAGAGCATATAATAGATAATAGCGGTTATAGTTGTAAAGTAACAGCGACTACGTATGCTACAGGATATGGGTTGGATGAGCCGGAAGCAAAAAAAATATCAGAAAAAGATACTACTCCAGGAATTAAAATAAAAAATACTACATCAGATAATCTTGGTCAAAGCCTTAGAGATAAGTATAATAGTTTTTTATTTAAGAAATAAAATATGATACCAACAAAAGATGCCGCTAGTGGCGAAATAAAATATACGGCAAGATCAAGAGCTGTAGTTATCGATAATAGAGATCCTTTAAAAAGAGGAAGAATACGAGTTAAGCACCCTTTATTAGGAGAAACTGTTTGGATTCCTTATTTAAAAACTCCTGGATTATTTGACGTGCCAGAGATTAATGATCATGTATTTATAGAATCAGATTGTGGATATTATACTCACCCTGTGGCCTGGGGTAATATAATTAGCGGAGAAGATGCTAACCCAAATATTCCAATAGACTTTAGAAGAGAAGTACCGACAAATAGAGGTTTATATAGTCCTGAAGGGCATAAAATAGAACTAGATGATGGTATTGCTACTATTATTGGTTCAGATCCTAGTGCTATTAATATATCAGCACAAAATAGAGGTATAAGATTAACTTCTAGATCTGGAAATAAAATCTGGATAAAAGAAGAATCTGATTTAGGTAATCAACATATATTAATAGAAGACAATAAAGGAAATTACTTACGACTAACTCAACAAGACAGTTCATTCCAAATTTTTGTACGAGGTAATGTTATTATAAATTGTCAAAATGCTTCAATAGTAGCGAATGATACTGCTACAGTGGAAGCTGATACAGTTAAATTAGGAGCTGGAGCAACTGAATCCGTTATATTAGGAACGACATTTAAAACTTTTTTTGATACCCATGTACACACTGGAGGAACTGGAGCGCCTACTATTCCTATGCCAACCAGTACTCTTAGCTCCAAAGTAAAAGTAGAATAATATGGCTAAAATAAAATCTATTGATGATAGCCTAAAAATTAGACTAGGTTCAGATTTAAAGTTTCCTATAGCTGGAAGTTTTGAGCCTATATCTGGTTTAGATTTATTATTACAAGATATACAACAATTGTTATTAACAATACCTGGAGAAAGAGTGCAGCGTCCAACTTTTGGGTGTTCTTTAAGGGCTCAAATTTGGGAAAATATAGATTATGCGCAGGTAGCAGGTGCCGCAGCTATAAGAGAAGCTTTAGATACTTTTGAACCTAGAATAACAGTTACGGATGTTAGTGGAACTAGCAATAGAAATACAGGTTTAATAACTTTTAATATACAATTTGTTGTTAATAATTCAGATACTACTGTAAATTTAGTTTTTCCATTCAGGACTTCTACACAATTATCTTTTGCTTAATTTATGTTTATTTATAAAGTTACCAATAAAATTAATGGTAAAATTTATATAGGACAGACGGCTAGAAGTGTGAAAAAAAGATGGCTTGAACATATTAGATATAAAGGTACTAATTGTTTATTAAGTAAAGCTATAAAAAAATATGGAAAAGAAAGTTTTACAATAAAAGTTATAGAAGTTTGTAATTCTATTAACAAGTTAAATAAAAAAGAACAGTATTGGATAAAATTTTATAATAGTCAAATTCCAAACGGATATAATTTAACTACTGGTGGCAAAAACTGCCAACATAGTGATATCAGTAGAAAAAAGATTAGCGTATCTCATTTTGGAAAAAACAACGGCATGTTTGGTAAATGCGGAAGATTAAACCCCATGTTTGGTATAAGAGGAAAAAATCATCATTGGTTTAATAAAAAACACTCCAAAAAATCCAAGCTAAAAATGTCAGAAGTGGCTAAAAAAAGAAAAATAAAGTGTTTAGAATTAAATAAAATATATTATTCTATAAAATCTGCTGCAGAAGAATTAAGTTTGCAAAAATCAAATATTTGCAAAGTACTAACTAGTGAAAGAAGTCATACTGGTGGATATTCATTTAAGTATTTAGAGGAAATAAATGGCTAGCACTACAAACAAAGATTTGGATTACATACAAAAAGACTTCAATAGCACTTTGGATGCTTTAATAACTTATGCTACTGTAAATTATGGTGCGGATACTTCTGCAAATAGGTTATGGACGAATTTTAACACCGATTCGTTTTCTAGAACTTGGGCAGAATTAGTTGCGTATGTGGCAGATGTTTTCTTTTTTTATTTTGATTCGCAAGCAACAGAAAGTTATCTACAAACTGCCACACTAGAAAGTGCTATAAGAGACATAGCAAAACAATTTGGTTTTACTCCAGCTAGCGCCTCTAGTGCATCAGGAATAGGTACTTTTGTTGTTACTGGAGCTGGCACTATATCTCGTGGATTTAGAGCTAGAGCTACAAATGGAGAGGAATACTACTTAACAAGCGATGTGGTTGCTGGCGGAGCAGGTAATTATAATGGTACTTTTTTACAAGGTACTATAGTGACAGAACAGTTTGTTTCTGAAGGATTACAAAACGAAGAATTTAATCTTACTGGACCTAATGTAGTTGTTGATCTAACAAATAGTAATAGCCAAGATTTATCTCCTACTTTAACAGTTTCAGGAAATGATTATACATTAGTAGATACTTTTATTAGACAAAATGGCACTGATACTGCTGTTGTAGAAGATTCTCTAGGTAATATAGTTGGTGGTGGTGGTAGAGCTTTTTTACTAGATAAGCGAGACGACGGCACACCTTTTATACGTTTTGGAGATGGTGTATTTGGTAGAAAACTTTCTCCAGGGGAAACAATAAATATAACTTATAGAAGTGGTGGAGGTTCCGCAGGAAATATAGGAGCTAATACTCTTACTACACTAATTGATTCTAACCCTATAGTTTCTTCTATAACTAATAATGCTGAGTTTTCTGGGGGAACAGACGAACAATCTATTGAGCAGCTTAGAGACTTAATCCCGGCTAGTTTACGCACTTTAGAAAGAGCCGTAGCAGTAAATGATTATGCTGAGATTTTAAAAGCCAATTTTACTGAAGTTTTTGATGCTTCTGCAGAGATTGATACTACCATACCAGGAATAGATATAGATGTTTATGTTGTTCCACAAGGAAACGGTATACAAAAAATTAGCGACAATCCTGCTTTAAAAAATACTTTATCTTCCTTTATAGACAGAAGAAAGACTGTTACTGTACAGTTTGATATTCTAGATGCTTTTGGAATAAGTGTATTAATCAGTATTGAAGCCTTTGTGGCCGCTAATGTAAATAGAGCTACAGTACAACAAAACATATTGACAGCTTTACAAAATTTTTTCAATCTTTCTACTGGTGGATCAGATGGAACTGGTATAGGATTTGCACAAGAAATACTAATAAAAGATATTAATAATGTAATAGAAACGGTATCTGGTATAGATAGATTTGAAATAAAACAATTAACATACAGACCTAGAATAGTATCAGAAATAATAGAAGAAACTACAACTTATCAAAATAGTTCAGTAAGTATATTTAATAATGTATCAGAATCTGAGTGGCTATTAGGAGCTGCAGGATTGCAAAATGAAACCCCTGGAACGGTATTATTTAGTAATACTGGATTAGTGGGATACACCTATACTTCTGGTACTGGAATAATTCAGTATGCTACTTTAGTGGATTTATCTAAGGTTGCTCCAGGAGATTTATTTAGAGATGGAGCTTCTGCAGATTTTCAAATATTAGCTGTAGACACAACAAATAATAGAGTAATTTTGAGTACTGGTTTGACTATAAATAACACAGTATCTACAGCTAACTCGGGCTCTATTAGAAATGGAACTACTTCTTTTGAATCATTTAAATGTTTTAAAAAAATAAATGCTGTAACTACTAACTTATCTGCGGACAGTATTACAGATAATAATTTAGACTTATCTGTATTATCTA